GGAGGACATTAGGTGTGTCGGGGTTGCAAACACGACCATCCGGGAGCTTAGGGACCATGTCTGAGTGAGGAGGGGGCGGAACTTGTAGACCCTTTCGGAGAGGCTTGATTCGATCATCTGCCACATTTTTTATTGTTTGTGGGGTCCTTTGAATAAAAAAAATGATAATCATGAAAATCATCTCAGAAACAAAATGCAGTCCATTCCACGCGATGTCATGATTTCACACATCCTCCCATATCTTTCGGTTGGCGATTCGGTCAATCTCTTGTTTGTGCTCGGTGAAGCGACCGTCCTCAGGACCCAATGCCCCAAGGACATTCGCCACTATTACGACAAGAAGCTGTGGTTCCTGCGCCTCATGTGTCTGTCCGAGGACAACTTTCTCCAATCATACTTTTATTGGACCAACGTCTTTGAAAACACATGGTCCATCATCGCCCAGCTACCACTCCCCCCCATTGACGATACTGAGCCCCTATCCCGATCCGAATCATGGGCGTGGAGATGCCTCCAGGAAGAAGTGGACAGCGAACTATCCCACGACCTCAACGCCATCGACCACCTCCGACGACTCATCCACACCCGCTACCACTCCCGCAATTACACACCCACCATCTACTGCACCGCATGATTCCTCTCATGAACCATCCTTAGATCATTTTGTTCATAATGATCTAAGAGCGTCTCTTCCAGCGTATTTTTTGGGGTTTGTGTGTGATGGTCTGTGTGATGGTCTGTGTGATGGTCTGTGTGTGGTGCTTAGGAATGGTGGATGGTCGTGGGAGGAGGAGCCAAAGGCTGCCGGTCGTGATGATTTTGCGGCGATGGCATTCATTGCATCGGACACGGATGATTGTCGAGTCTCCGTGGACGCAATGTCCGACGACCATGGGGGAGGTTGGGAAGTGGTTTGTTGCGACGACGAGCATTCCCTGCCGGCACTCCTCACACATCCCGATGGATCTGCCGTCCATCCTGCTGCACAGCTTCTTCAGCCTTTTTTCTCTGGAAAAGTCTTGATGAAGAAAACACTCGTGCATGATGCACCGGATCTCGGTCGCATCCGCATGCGATCGGATGATCGATCGGATCGGACCACACCGCTCATCCCACGCGTGCCTGCGCCGACGCTCCTCCAGACCCGGAGTGATCCAATGGTGTATGGTAATCTCCAACGCCGTAATGGCCATGCCTGGTCATGAAGCACAATCATCATATCAGCAGAAACCCTGGATGAACAGAAGGGTTTGGCAGAAGCATCATTTTTACAATGATCGTTATAACCCTCATCGGGATTCAGAGGTCGCTTGTGCCTGCTTCCTGCGACAGGCACGTGTCATGTCAATCACTTCTTTTACGATAAAGTAGGTCATGGACCCTGTGGAAACCATCAGGTATACAAGGACAGCGACAGCCACCATCTTACAATCCTCCACACCCTCTCCTTAAGGCCGCTCCGAATCCGCAAGTGTTAGGAGAAGAGGTTCTAAGGTCATGGGTTCAGATACAGTAATAGCGACATGATGGCGTCTTTTGTGTGCGGTGCGATGGCTGGGTTTGTCGAGACGGGGGTGTGCCATCCCCTCGACACGGTCAAGACGAGGATGCAGGTGAGGGGGAATGGTCTGGCATCGACGATCCGATCGGTGTGGGATCGGGGTGGGTTTTATAGGGGGATCGTGCCGGTATGGACAGGCGTCATTCCGAAGAATGCGGTGCGCTTCTCGGTCTTTGATCGTTTGATGGTCGCGACGGAGGGGTCGTCGTTCGTGAGCGGGCTGGGGGCGGGTGCGGTCGAGGCCGTCCTGGTGGTCAACCCGTCCGATATCGTCAAGATCCGTCTCCAGACCGCGGCGTCCATCCGGGATGCCGAAAAGCCGACGATCGCCAGGATCATTGCCGAGGAGAATCTTCGTCTGTTCACCAAGGGCGTGGCCATGACGATCGTCCGGCAGTCGTCCAACCAGGCGACCAACTTTTTTGTCCATAGTAGGCTCAGGGACGACCTTGGGTTCCACACCATGGCCGCCGGCTTCATCTCCGGGGCTATCGGACCGATCCTCAATCACCCATTCGACCTCATCAAGACGCGCATCCAGTCCGGCGGATCCAAGGGCGGGTTTGTGAGAACGGCCTCTGATATCTTTGCAAAAAATGGTCCAAGGGGGTTCTATGTTGGGCTCGTCCCCAGGCTGATCCGCATCATGCCCGGTCAGGCCGTTACATTCACAGTCTACGACTCCTGTCGGTGCTGTCTTTATGAAAAATAGACCCTGTCCTCCGCCAGCCTCCCCTCCCATGATCCCCCAATCGGCACGATGGACACGTCCAGGTACACCGGCATCGGGAAGAATGGAATGTCATGGATGGTCATTGTGTCAACACCCCTCTCGATGCGCTCGATAGGCATGCCCCACAGCCACAGATTCGTCGCCTCGTCCATGATGGCCACATGGACTTCAGCCTCATCCTCCGATGCCAGGGCATATCTCACAACAAACCCCTCCTCCGTCCTCTTGATGAGCACGTAATCCACGCCATCATTGCTATGCACGGACGACTTGAGGGGCAGGTAGGGGCATTGATGGGAGAGGTGGTTCGTGATGGGGAGGTTGATGCCGGTTTCGGCGAGCATGTTGGGGAACCTCTGGGTGTGCGGCGTCAGGAACACCTTCCATAGGATCATCGATGCGTCCGGTATGACGGAGGGGAGTGTGAGGTTGACACTCAGCGAACCGTTATTGTCGGTGCCGAGGTATGTCGTCGAACCCGCCAGCCACGTCTTTTGTGGCTCCTGGAGCACGTCAAAATGCAGGTCGACCGGTCGGATGATATCCATGTCATACGAGACCTGGATATTGACCGTGTCCCCCGGCGCGGCCTCGGTCGGCGAACACACTATGTTCAGCCTCGCACCACCCAGACCGTGCGGGTACTCCCTGACCGCACCCACCACAACCCCCGCCATTAACGATAACCAAATCGAACGCATCCCTACTTTATTTACACCATCTTCTCCCCCTTAACCCATCCGTGACAAATCTCAACAATTTAATAAAAAATTTTTATAAGAGAAAGGATGCAAATCTTTGTCAAGACCTTGACGGGCAAGACAATAACACTGGACGTGGAGCCCTCCGACACGATCGACAACGTCAAACAAAAGATCCAGGACAAGGAGGGCATCCCCCCCGACCAACAACGACTCATCTTTGCCGGAAAACAACTCGAAGACGGCCGCACGCTCAGCGATTATAACATCGCTAAGGATAGCACGATCCATCTTGTGCTACGTCTAAGAGGAGGAGAGTGGTCTACATTTTTGAGTGTAGTGTGCTGTCTTCGGAATGGTGTAGTGGGTTGTGATCTGTGCGGACGAAACAGGTGCACCGAAAATGAAAAAAAAAAAATGACGGGATCGGGGGATGAAATAATATTTCAAACATGCCACCGTGCAGCAGGTGCAAGAGGCCGTCTATTGAATTCTCCATGTGCGAGGATTGCAGGAGGGTTGCGAATGAGATGACTGCGGATTACAAGCGACGCAACAAGGATCGTATCCAGAAGATGAATCTGTTTTATCGGATGACGAAAGACATGTCCAAGGAGGACAGGGACAAGCTCAAGGCGAAATTCCAGAAAGAGCATAATATCGAGAGCGTCGTCAAGGGTTCGGTCTCGGATCATCGCAAACCGCACACGAACCGGGATGGTGTCGCGGGGAAGGAGTGCAGTGTCGCCGATTGCGGGTGGCGGCCGCTGACAGAGTACAACGCCAATACAAAACACTGGGATGGATTACGGACAACATGCAAGGGATGCATGGCCAGATACCGGACGCAGAATAGAGAAAAGATGAACGAGTACCACAAAAAGAAGCTGTTGACTGACGAGTGCTTCAAGATACGACAGCGGGTAAAAGTAAGGATCCATTCGTGCCTCAACAAGGTCGGTCTCAAGAAGGATCAGAGGACGGAGGATATCCTCGGATGCTCCATCGAGTATTTCAGGCAATACCTTGAGTCCAAGTTCAGCCCGGGGATGAGCTGGGATAATTTCGGTAATCACGCCGATAATGGTCAGAAACAAATAGGATGGCACATCGATCATATCATCCCGTGTGCATCATGGAATCTGACCGATCCGGTCGAACTGAAGCTGTGTTTCCACTATAGGAATTGCACCCCGATGTGGGGCTTGGAGAATCTGTCCAAGTGCGCCAAATTCAGTTTGGATGACAAGAGGGACTACATTGAGGAGATGAAAAGTGTCATCTCGGGGTGTGTGACGATCCCGCCCCCGGAGCCGGTCATTGAACCGCCGCCGGCTGTGACCAATGATGTCGAGTGGCGCTTCAGGGAGGAGCAGTGCCTGGAAGCGATGCGGGTCATGTTCTTCCAGGCCGAGAACCCATCAGGGGATGGGTACAAGAGCTCGCTCTTCTCACGGATGAAAAACATGGAGTCGAGGAAGCGCGGCAGCGAGAACCCGAAATCACGAAAGGTCTGTCAGCACACACTGGATGATACAAGAACCCTGATCAAGACATTTGATAGCATCAGCATTGCGGCCAGAGAATTAGGGGTATGCTATGTCTCTATATCAAACTGCTGCCGGGGCAAGGTAAAGAGCGCGGGCGGCTATTTCTGGACGCACCATTCTTGAAGTTCTCAGTCGGACGGATCCCACAGATGGGCACCGGGTAATGAGCAACAACTTTTGAGTTATATTGTGTTCTTATGATCAGGTAATTGAGCAGGTTGATTTTAACAATAGAGAGATATACACCGAAATCGGCACCTTGGCTCGATGAAGATTTCCAACTCGCCAAGGTGCCGATTTCGGTGCGTGGAAACTTCGCTGATTCCCACCCTCGGGACTTTCGCAATCCCTCACAAGGTTCGCAAACTGGTGTATGGCTCTCTCCGTCCTCCGACTCCGCGGCGGCAAGTAGTCCCAATATCCCATTCTATTTCTTCACCATCCATTAAGAAGATCATGCTCTTCTTAATTACAAACCAACCCCCATCAATCCTTAACACGGCTGAAGAACGACATCAGAAGCCGTGTTAAAGTTGGTCTACAAAGGATCCGTTTGATCTCGGTTTTGGCATTACACCGGCTTACAATGTTGTTCTTCAGCCGTGTTAATGATTGATGGGTTTCAGCCCTGAGTGTCATGCCTTTGTCTTTGGTCATTCTATCGACAAGCAGTCGGACGTTTTCAACCCCACTGGAGATAGCAATCATCAGGGCGTTCTGTTCGATGCCATCCGTATCCGGGACATTGAAAATGCTTCTTTGACATTATCCGCCTTATTATCGACACATGCTTTTCTTCGTCGAGTCAACTGCCTCCTCTCTGGAAGGTGCTCATTTTTTTTTTTCGGGCAGCACCCAGTGCCTCTGTAGGGTCCGCGCATACAGGTTCGCAATCGGCCTCTCGTACTCGTGGCCATACTCCTTCCTGAACTTGTCCAGAAGAACGGGCTGGGTCAGCACGTGGCTCAGGAGAAGACGCTCCGTAACGAACGCCTCACGGTGAGCGGGACGGATGGCGCACCAGGTGTTTACAAACGAGTAATCGCCGTCATACATGATGCACATGATGACAAACAATAGCGACCACGACTGACAGAACGCATCCGCCGGGAGCGACGTGCGCCTGGGATCATCGCCGTTGTACTGGACGCCGTACCTGCGACCGTTATACTTGGTCCCACACAACCCCGTGATGACCACCCTGTCGGTATCGTCAATCAGCCCGAGCGACACGAACGTGTTGATGACATTCGGGATGATGACCCTGGACCCGTTCAGATACAGGTTGGCGCCCGGATCGAACGTGATCAGCTTCCTCGTAGACGAATTGTACATGAACGACACAAAGTGGATCGCACTCAGCTTGTACAGGATAGCGACCGTGAACAGCTTGTTCGGCCTCCTGCTCCTGCGCGTCAGCTTCGACATGCGCTTCCCCATAAAATCATCCAGCGTCAAATGACCCGACGTGATATCATCTGACCCATCATTCTCAAACCTCTCCACCAGGAGCGCATGCGAATCATCATCCTCCTCCCTCACAAACAACGTCCCCATGTAATCACATTTGGTCTCCGGAAACAACTTCTTCGCATACAGCTTCACCATATAATCCCTTATGGACACCTCGTTAAAAAAGTAAATCA